CTTCGATTAGTTCATTGAGTTTCTTGGACGAGCTTGTGTATACTCGCCAGTTACTAGAACGGCCTTTGGTCGCTTTAGCGAGACTCTTGAAGTTCTTGCGACCGATATACATCAGTCCGCTTTCACGTTCACGAATCAAGTAAATGAAACCAAAGGCCTTATTAAAGTCTAATTGCTCAGGAAATTTCCAGTGACCATTATCCACCGCTTCTGTCGTCGGTTTTGGATTGGTCACTTAGGAATTACAGCGTCGTGCTGTCCAGGTCAGCGGTGGTATCAGCAACCGGAGAGTCTGCAGCCGGGGCATCGCCAGCCACTTCCGGAGCCGTCTCAGCAGCCGGGGCATCCTTCTTCGGAGCAGCGGCCTTGCGAGCAGCAGCACGTTCAGCAGCTTGACGCTTCGCTTCTGCGATCTCTTCCGCCGTCGGAAGCTTGAACTCACGCAGGGCCTTCGGCTTGGCTTCCTTAGCCGCAGCAGTCGTACCATCCTTCTTCGTGCGCAGCACAGCTTCCGGCCACTTGCCTTCATTCTCCAGGAAATGAATCAGTTGCTTGCCGGAGTAGTTCGTGCCAAAGAGCACCACGCTGTAGTAGCTGTCAGCGGGACGAATCGAACCCGCAAAGCTGCCTCCCTTGGCAACAGCGGTGTCCTTCTTCCAGAACAGGAATTTGCTGGTCGGCACAACGCCGTCCTCACCAGCGGGAGCACCCGTTTCCACCGAACGAATTTCCAGCATTTCGGCGGCCTTCTCAAGCGTCAGATCCTTCTTTTCGATGGTCGTCTTCACACGCTTCGCTTTGACAGCGGTGTCGGTGTTGGCTTGTTCTTGGACTTGGGTGTTGTTGATGTCGGTCATGTATATATCTCTTTAAAATTAGTTCAAAACGAAATGATCACTGTTAAAACGCCACATATGGATCAGCTTACCGTTAAACAGCAAAGCATGTTTCCAATCATCAGGGTACTTATCTTTATACGCCTGAATTACGCGCGTGCGGCGTTCTTCGTTGCTGCTGGCCCCCTCAAGGATTTTAGCAGCTTTTTTCGGTCCAATACCTGGTAGACCTGGAATATTGTCAACATTATCTCCTTGGAGCATCTGTTGCCAGTAAAAATGGTTGGCTTCTTCTTCTGTTACTTCATACGTCTCTCGTGTCTTACTCGAATAGTGCGTACCTGGAATGCAGTCAAGGTCTTTATCAATGGAACAGATCACATAGGGATCACCAGCAGACCTTGCTTGCTCACTCCACATTCGAAGTTGGTCATCAGCCTCATACCCGATGCATTTAACGATGTTTGGTTGTTCCCGAAGGAATTCAATAATTTCACCGAACCACTCAGGTTTAGACTCACGACTCTTTTCTCGACTTGCACTCTTCTTGTAGAAAGGATGAATGTCATCCCTGAAGTTGAAACTGGTGCCCACCGCAATCATATAGTCGTTGCTGTAAGTAGCCTCGACATTTTCCTCAATGAGCGATAGGACACGTGCTTTAGCGTCCCCTAGTGACCGGCCCCAGACTGCAGCGTATACAATCGGGTCTCCGTCAATTAGGGCGAGCATAGTTATTCTTTTTATTGTTGCTGTTCACTTAGATTATTAGAACTGGTAAGTCATAACTCCCCTGTCTTCCAGATACTTGATGCCTTCACCAGCCTTACTCAGACTTGTTTCGGTGAAGAAGACTCGTTTGACATCATGACTGTGCAAAAGTTTAGCACAATTAAGGCATGGCTCTTTTGTCACATAGACATCACAGTTGTAAAGGACTAAACCTGTTACTCGACCACGCTTCTTTTCATCTGCAGCCAATTTCTTGATCAGATTATCTTCAGCATGAACCACAGTATCCAGTGTCACTCCATTGTCATCTTCGCATTTGTTATCGTGTCCTGCAGGAGTTCCATTGAATCCATAACCAAGAATGTTGCCGTCTTTAACAGCAATACATCCCACTTTTCGCCGTTCAGCGAATGATAGCAAGGCAGCACGTTTTGCCACATCCATGTGGAATTCGTGATACCTCTTTGCTTTTTCAGAAAACCCCAAGTCGAGCCCTCGCATCTGCAAGTGTGGTGAATCCAACCAGTTTGCCGTCTTCAAACACGGTTTTCAATTCACCTTCTTCTTCCTGAATTGTTGATTGATTGTCGAAGAGTTTGTACTCTCCATCAACCATCTCAATACGGAGGAAACCCTCAGCGGACTTCTTCACTTGATTGATGTCAGTCTTCGGGTCTTTCTTCATGACCTTGAACTCACCACCAAAGATACCATGCGTTGCCTTGATGGCAAACCCGTGAGTGTCACGAGTCACATAGTTGTAAGTGAAGGAGCCGATGCCCAGAACCAGATTGCTGATACTGAACTTCTTCTGGGCAAGACGCTGATAGATTTCCTGTGCCGTATCGTAGGTGATACTGTCACCATAAATCACACCGATGTGCTCATCAAGATCGATGAAGCCCTTGGCATTGACCGTCCCACCGAAGGTATCGTACAGGCACTCATAAGTACCCTTGATCTCTGCCTCAGTGAGCGTGTTGCCGGTCGCCTTGCACACGAATGTATCTTTAGCGTCCCCAGGTCGGCGGCTGTACTCGTGCGGGAGATAGCCAGCAACGATATGAATGGGGTTGCCACTGTCAGGACGAACAACCAACCGAGCGAATCCCAGAGCATCTTTCTGACGTGCCATGATTTCAGGCTTGAGCGTCGGAACGATACGAGTGATCACATCCCAGTAGTCATTGGTGTCACTGACAATACTGACGATACCCTTAGGATAGGTCTCGGTCAGCAGACGACGATATGTTTCCAGTTCGTCAGTCGTTGCAATCCCTGCACACATGACACAGTGCTCCGTTGCCGGGACGCCACCACCAATGAATTCGACATCAGCATTCGCTCCATAGAATTCTTCAACAAGATCGTATGCCAGGATTGTGTCGCTGCCAGCACTACTAAGGAGGTGGCCAGTGCCACACATAGCGCCATCAATGAGGCCAGACATGCCCCGAGCAGAGAAATCATGAAGCTGGAAAGCCGCCCCTTCTTTGGGAGCACCGGTGAGTTCAACATAGGAATTGAGTAGTTTTCGGAATTCATAAGCTGTGGTTGCAGTCGTGCAGATCTTCCACAGTTCGGCACTGATTGCAGTTTCAAGGTAGCCCGGAAGCCAGAAGAATTCATCGAGAGTGTTCCGGATGGTGAACATCGGGACTTTGTACGGAACCAGGCTACCTTCGGGAAGTGCCTTGATCTTGATCGGCAGGTAGCCTAGATCATGCAGTTGTGCGAAGTGGTCCACAGTCACCACACCCTCACCGAGAGCACGATCCATACGACGCTTGATGCGGCCCAGCACCCACTCCTTGGGCTTCTGGAAGAATTCCTCATCCCATGTATTGATCAGATAGTTCATGATGACCATCTGCAGACCCCAGAACACAACGTGCTTGTTGTCCAGACCATGATAGCTCAGGAGACGATTGCTCCGAGGCGTCATATTCTGGTAGATTTCCTGAGTCAGCTTGGGATACTGGAACGGGTGGCCAGTCTTGTAGAAATCAGTTGCGTGGGGAGGAAAGACACGGATGGTCATTTTTGAACTTTATAGATCGTGTTGAGAGTTTCAATTTCGCCAGTTTCAACGTCATAGCGAAGGACGGGAGTCGTGATACACATATGACCAGGGGCCATAGGAGGATCAGTCCTGTGGAGAACAGAACGGAAGGTGAGAGGATTTACCACGCTCAACTTGGGATCGTAGTAATGAACCTTCTTACCTTTCGATAACTTCGAAGAATCGGTCATTTTGGAGATTGTTCGCAACAAAGATCTTATCGTAGTGAGCTAGAAGCGGTGCATACCCCTGGCTGAAGATGCCATGGGTCACATACAGATACAGAGGAACATGCTCATGAACATGATTCTCCAGAACCTTCGCTAGCTCGATGAAGGTGCGCCCGCCATCACAGATGTCGTCAACGACCAGGAGAGGTCTTTCAGAGCTGTGTCCGTCAAGTCCGTACACCTGGGTTTCAACAATGTTACCCGTTGCGGTGTCTCGGACTTTGTCGGCTCGGACGAAATCCCGATTGAAAGACCGTGCAACTCCGTAGACTTTCTTATTAGCTCCTGCATCTGGGCTGACAAGAATCGACTCATCGATAACCTTTCCGAATGACTGATCGTAGACACAGAATTTGGTCCAGATTTCAGTGAGCCCACTGTTGAACGCATTGTCAAGGAGACTAGCTCCGACGTCACTGTGGCAGTCCCAGAGTTGGATTGCATGAAGTTTCAGACCATTGATGATGTGGGAGAAGGCGCCGACTGCGTGGGACTCACCAGGGTTACAGACACGGTCCTGGCGGGCATACGGCAGATACGGAAGATGCAGGGCGATCCGGGGCTGGGTTTGGTCCCAGCGTCGAACTGCGTCCACTAACAGCACCAGACGCATCACATCACTGCTGCTCTTCAACCGAGCAACAATGACATAGTTTGCAGTGCCACCGGGCCGACCCAGAATGCGCACATGCTCCTCACCACCAGAGTACGTTCGGAATTCCAGTTCCACTTCCTGAGTGGGATTGTCCAGGAGAGGACCATTGAACAGAGCCAGATTATTCATTATAGACCGAGTTGTTTGTGAACCATTTTCTCTTGCAGCTTGATGAACTTCAATTTCATCTCCCGTGCTGCCTTCTGACCTTCATACGGAATCTCAGGGTCATTCGCCACGCTAGTGTAGTACCTCTCAGAAGTCACCATAGCCTTCATGAAAGTTTGCTGCTCATCCGGATTGAATTCAAGCTTCATTTCTTTTCTTCCATTAGTGGACGTCATACCAACTATCTCCAATTTTTGCTTCACCATCCATGATCATCACACCAAACTCCTTCGGCGCATCTCGGAAAGCCTCTTTTGCGATAATCGCAGCTCTTTCCGCAAATGCCTCAGGTACCTCAAATTCCACTTCATCGTGGTAAAAGATAAGAGCTCGCCAGGGGATGTTTTCTTCCCTAAGCTTGCGCATAATCTGAGATACAGCTGCCTTGCAAGTAATCGCCTCACACGATTGCAGCAGGTAGTTAAGCGACTTATGCGGAGAGTCAGTATAGATCCGTCTTCCATCCAGGGCCGGAATCCAGGCATCCCCAACCTCGGAAGTTCGTTCATAAATTGCTCCAATCTTCTGGATTAGTTGCTTTAGACCCGGTGTCTTTTCTGCAAACCTGTCCTTAGCACGCTTCCCAATTTTCGCATCACGCTTACCGGTGAGAATGAGGCCAAGCTTTTCACTGCCTCCACCAAACAGAAAAGCATAAAGGAACGGTTTTGCATGTTTTCCACGCTCTGCCGTAGGGACAATCTCTTGAAGGATGAGCATGTTCTTTGTGTGAACATCCCCATTAAGTACTTCATTGGTGTACTCCTCGTTACCTAGGTAGTGACAGAAGGCTCGCATCTGATTACCGGCACTGTCTGCTCCGATAATCTTCCAACCAGGCTCTGTAATAAAGAGCTTGCGGATTTCTTTGCCGTAGAGGCTCTTGCCATCTGCTGACGGGACGTTAACGATTCCGTTGTGGCGTGCACGACCGGTGGGCGTTGCGATCGTGAAACACTCACCGTGGACTCGGCGAGTTCGTCGATCCACATTCGCAATCCATCCAGAGACGATTTGGTGCCTACTTCTAAGGGTATAGTAGGTATCCAGCTTTTCCCCGACCGGACCAATAAGTGCGAGGCTAGTACTGGTGAGCTTTGGAGAGCCCTTCTCAGGGCGTCCGTTGGCTCCCTTGGTCCAATTCCAATCATCAGGTTCCCATCCAAAACTGTACAGGAGCCCCTTGACAGAGTCGATGTTACCAAGATCTGGCTGGACGTACTCAAATCGCTGATATGGCCCCCAGATTGGAGGGAACTCTTCCTTCCCTCGGTCAGGAGTGATTCCAAAATAGCGCGCTGTGTGGGCGTCATAGTTGCCACTCTTAATCCATTTCGGATTCTTTGGTTCTTTGTCAATGAGCTTGGTTTCGACTTTGAGCATGGGCTCAACTTCGTCCTCAATCTCTTTCATTCGAACAGCCAGTTCCTCGACGAGCTTCTCAGCCCCTTCAATGTCGAATAGCCAGCCATTCTGCTCAGCAAGACTACAGAACTCAAGGACATCATGCTCCACTCGGAGCGACTTTGCCAGATACGGCTTTTTGTCCATGAGCCTCTTAAGCTCACCAGTGACTTTCTCAAGAACTTTCAGGTTGATTTCAACGTCAACCTCGCATCGGTGAAGCATTTCAGGTGAGTACTTGTCCCACTCCTCATGCACCACCTTCGGATAGCCCAGATGTTCACCCCAGACCTTGAGACTATGTCGAGCGCCAGGAAAGCGCTTGTAGTTCAGGACCTGAGACATGATCATCGTATCAATGATCTTTACATGCTTCGGTGGCTCATAGTTCAGAACTTTCTTGAGTGCTGGGAGGTCATATCCAAGGATAAAATGACCAGTCAGCGAAGTTGCACGATCGAACAGATGTCTGAATTCGATCGTCGGTCGGGCACCAGGCACACCAGCTTCAAATGCACCATCACAGAACACATACTTTTCTTTAGTATCGAGATCAGTGACGCACACCATCCAGATGATGGATACCGTGGGCAGAAGGCCATTACCTTCAATGTCGAACAGGAGACGCATCAGGCAATATGGCCCAGATTGGCACTAGCAGTACCAGTCATGATGAAATCAGCGGCACGAATCTTCGTACTGCCAAAGTCCATCACACTCGGGCCAGTCTGCGCAGTACAGATACCATCCGTGGGGATGATGTGCCTGATCAGCGGACTGTACGGCTGCGGCTCAGGAGGTGCAGGTTTGTACGGAGTTGCACCAATTTCATGACGACGCAGGTAGTCACGGAGATATGCACTGTACCACGCAACCTTGGTCGCCTCCATGACGCCACTGTCCTTCTTACCCATTCGTGACAGATACTTGAAGATCTGCCCTTTAAGATGGCCCACCACACCTTCATGACCCAGGACATGCTCCATCAGCTGCATGTATTCGTAACCTGGGACAATGTCCTTGTAGTAATTACGGCCACCAGAATCTCCAACACCGCCGTTCGTAACATTATTGACGGCAGTCAGTGCGGCACCGTGCTCGGCGCTCTTATTGTTATTGCTCATTCTTTTCTCTTACTTAACGCGTTTCACAATTACATACTCAGCTGTGGGGAAATTCAGCTCCATACGAGCTTTCAGAGCATAAGCATCAAACTCATCTCTGAACCAATACGTACCACTGTCTTGTTTCTTACAGACAAGCTTATACGTATCAGTAACCAGGACAGCCACAGCAAATTTAGTCGTTACTTTCACAGAGCCACCTTCTCATAAATATCGCCACCAACCATACTGGCTTCATAAGCCTTCTGGCTCTCATACGGATTCACGATCCGTCGCTGGAATTCAGCCTTGGCACCCTCAGTGGCACCAACAATGTCGTTCATGGTCGCATAACAGATTCCATTCCGGGTGAGATAGTTGATCATCACCTGGCTCAGTGCGTAGTTCAGTTCTCCAGGAGTCGTCAGCTTGATACTCTCAAGAGCGACGTCAAGGGCTGCAAACTTACGCTGGGATTCAATGTCAATATAGGGCATCTATGATTACTGCTTAAAATCGATGATAGAATTGAGAGTCGCTTCAAGGGTGAAGTGTTTCTCAGTGTACATGGACTCATAGAAGGGATGAATCTCATCTTCCGGGTCAGCCCACAGGAAGATTGGTTTATGCTTCATCCAAGCATACATTATTTCCATCGAGGTGCCGGTCCCGCGACCTTGCTTACGACGGACGTCAGCGAGTACAGCATCGCACTCATCAATGTCTCTCAAATCAGCTCGGAACACCATTCGTGCTCGATTCTGATCAACAAGCTCTCCAGGTGCATGGAAAGCAATTCGGCGGCAGGGATCTCGGTAATCAATACCATTATCACCAAGCCGGAACTTCGCCAGTTGTCTCCAACCAACCATTAGTTCATGACTGACACCCTCCATTGGGCCACCGAGGTATACAGTAAATTCTTTCATGGTGCTTGTCGCCCCGGTACTATTTTGGTTTCAAACTGCTTCAACCAATCGGGTTCAAATGTTGTCTTTTGCACAATAAGACCAATGTCCTCCACATCCACACAGGGAGCAATCTCCTTGATGACATGGTAAATGGATTGACTGGTCTCAAGCCTCAGTGTGAGCCTATCGATTGACAAACTCACGTCTTCGCATCCTAAAACCCGTCCGGGTCCATCCTTGAAGAATCCAATGATGAAGCTCGGGACGGGTTTCTTGAAGACAATCTTGTAGAAGTTATTAACCATCTACGACAGATTCAACTGCCTTGTCTTTATGCTGGAATGACCAGTGCGGTTTAGTTCTCAGTGTGTTGTAGATCAATTCCAGATCTTCATCATAATTGTCATTATCATCCTCTGGAATTTGAAGGCCAATACTGACAAGGATCTCGTATGCCTTTTTGTAATTGGCATCCGTATCAATCAGCTTTTGCCGCTCTGCAAAAATTGCCTGAATAATGCCAGACATATTCAGATTGGAGAATCTGGATAGATCATACATGGCTTTATTGATCGCCACCATATGCTCGATAGCCCACTCCAGATACAATGGGCAAAGCTCTTTACTTGACATTCACAATTCCCTTGAAGTCCATCGGGACCACAATGGTATTCACCTTACCAGCCAGCATGGCCTGACCCATCATACGACGAGCCTCAGCATCCATGTAGGCGATTGATTGCTGGCTATTGGCACTCAGTGCAGCCATACGCTCGGCTTCTTTCTTTGCAATGTCAACTTCATTCTGCTTGACTTTCAGATCGTTCTGGGTACGAACCACTGCCAGAGCGGAGTTCAGAATATCCGGATGAGGCGTCATGGCTTTAACCACAACACTATTGATCACGATATTACCATCAATATGCTCTTTGGCCAGCTCATCGTTCAGATGCGACAGGATCTCCTTTTCGATCAAATCACGCTTGTCGTTCACCTCAAGCTGCTTGTATTGTCGAATGGTCCGGAGAATGGCATTATCAGCCATGGTCACCAGACGAGTCTCCATCAGATGCCACTCCCTCGTATCAGCATGATACCCATGGAAGGTACGGCTGCGTTTGGCCCAGAGTTCACTCACGCTACCGGGATTGATGTTGTACGTGATGGTGGCATCGAAATCACCCAGCGGAGTGTTCTCAGCGGTGATTGGACGTCGATCATTCAACACAATGCCGACTTCTCGAATCGGGAACTCCTCGACCGATCCAACCAGGTGCTGAGCCCATTGTCCCTCAGTGATCTCGCGATCGACAACTTGGTTGTTGAAGTCCGTCCGGAGACCCACGTAGCCAGTGTGAACCGGCGAGCAGGCAGCGACAGACATAGCGATTGCGAGAGCAGCAAAAATCTTTTTCATTTTGAACAATTAGTTAAACAAGAACACAAACGCAGTCATAAAGACCGTTGCAACGGCGGAACTCAGGGCCGCCAGACCCACCACTTTCCACAGCTTGACATCCTTGAGGATTGACAAGTTAGTGAAGAGGAAGTAGAACGTTGTGGCCAGCAACAGGAAGGCCAGAAGAGCTCGGAACATTAGTAGCCCCATTGAGAATAAAGCTTCGTCACATGAATATCACCTCGGCCAATATCCATCGAGTTGGCTTGTTCAGCAGCCGTGTTTGCCTCATCCCGATCATCAAACGAAATGACTTGAGAAGAGACGCCTCCCTCAGGATGAGTGATCACAATAAGAATCTTGTACATTTAGCCCTTGACACAGAGAACTTGTTTCAACACAGCAACAACCTCAACCAGATCCCTCTGGTTTTCCATCACTTGATCGATGTCCTTATACGCTCCAGGAATTTCATCGATGACCTCCGCATCCTTTCTGCATTCCACTCCTGCAGTCTGTTTCTGAAGATCCTCAATGGTGAATCGACGCCCAGCTTCTTTTCGTGACATGACTCGACCTGCGCCATGAGAGCATGAGCAATATGACTCCGGGTTGCCTCTTCCCCGAACGATGTAGCTTCGCTGACCCATGCTGCCAGGGATGATGCCAAGATCACCAGATCGGGCTCGGACAGCACCCTTGCGAGTGACGTAAAGGTTTTCTCCAAAGTGGGACTCTTGTTCAACATAGTTGTGGTGACAGTTGATGGCTTCATCATAAAGCTCAAATGGCTTGCCGATGACCCGACGCATTGCAGCAATCACACGCTCAAGCATCACAGCACGGTTCTCACGCGCATAGTCCTGAGCCCAGCTGACTGACTTCAGGTAGTCGCCAAAGTAACGGCCATCCTCAACAAGGTAAGCAAGATCAGGGTCAGGAAGATCGATGTGATGACGCTCCATGTCTTCCTTGGCTCGTCCGATAAAATGACGACCGATAATGTTACCAGTACCACGGCTACCACTGTGCAACATAATCCAAACACAACCAGCCCTATCCAGACAAATTTCAATGAAGTGGTTACCACCACCGAGAGTACCGAGTTGTTCGGTGACTTTGGATTCTTTCATCTCGATCTGGCTGAACTCCTTGGAGAGCTCGCTGAATCGACTGAATAATCCATGACGACCATTCCAGTTCTGCTCCATATCAGTATCACGCTTGTAGGCGTTAAAACCAACAGGGACATCACGCTCAATCTGATCCCGGAGTTTCTTGAGACTCTCAGGAAGATCCTCAGCCATCAGTGTGGTCCGGACTGCAACCATGCCGCAGCCGATATCGACACCCACAGCTGCCGGGATGACTGCTTTACGGAGTGCAATCACAGTACCGACAGTGGAGCCGATTCCAGCATGAACATCAGGCATGACTGCGATGCCGTTCCTGGGAATCATACCTGGAGGCAGTCGAGCAAGGTTCTTCAACTGTGTGAGGGCTGAATCCTCCACATTGGGGGTTTCATCTTTAGTGTCAACCCACAGCTTGATTGGTGCTGCTTTATCTTCTTTAATTACGTGCATGTGTTTGGTAAAATAGCCCACTCCGAAGAGCAGGCTTTATCGACTATCTAGTCAGTTATCAAAATGCGGGATCGTCACCGCCACCGGGAACGGCATCATCTTCATCAGAATTGTCTTGCATACCGCCGGCCTTATTGACCACGGTCTCAACTTCATCCCATTCATCATCACGCTTCTTGGGGACATACTCATTCAGGGTCGTCACTTGGACACCCATCAGCATAGACGTCATCTTGGGACCAGCAGCACTCGGATACTCATAGCTGAAAATACGAATGTTACCGATGCTACCATTACCAACGGTATTGGGATCGACATACTCGCGCTTACCATTGACGAACTCAGGGGCGGTATTGGGCGTACCATCCTTCTTCTTCGCCTTCTTCTTCAGGTTTGCACGATAGTACACACCATCATCACCCTCAACCAGAGTGACCTTGATGTGGTTGGCCTTCCATTCAGCAGCTTGGTTCTTGTCTTTCGTTCGAATCTGGACTTCCCACTGGGGCTTGTCCTTGTCCATCTTTGCGTTAGGACGATCCGGATCGCACTTGACCCAATACATTTGAACGTTCTTCAGAATAGCCATTTTAGTTTAATCCTTTAATTATATTTTTACAGCTGTAGGCACTGTGCCAATAGCTTTAGCGTCCCCTGGTGGAACGCCTAAGGATGTAACCTAATACGGATACTACTGTCGACCACTGAAGAAATGGTCTATTGGAAATTATTGTTCTCTACGTTCTACATGCCATCCACAATCGAACTCCTCATGGAACATACTACTGATCACACTACCAATATTAACTGGTTTGATCATTAAAACCCAGCCAGCATCAGTGTTCATGTATTCATTACCAACCATTTGACCATCTCTCATCCAATAGAGACAATCACCGCCTGCCATACTGATCTGGTAACGACCATTACTATGGATTACCTTCTGGATAGCCTTACGAATCCTCTGAAGGATGTCACTCAGGTAAGGCTTACAGTGATCATTCCATCCCTTAAGATTACAACCCAGGAAGAGAGACCACTGTGCTTTAACGTCAACAGGAGTAGGCGCCTCGATCCCCATCAACTTCAGTGACTCATCAAAGAAGCTGGGAACTGGGAAGTCAGCTGCGGTTAACGGATTTGAGAGTGTCTGCATCATATGTCAGTGATTGATAGAAACGAAGCTCACATCGATTACCGAAATCTACAGTGACCACCTGCAGATTGTTCAAAATAACAACATTGTACTCATTAAAGTAATGTTGCACCTCTGCGGCGAGCCCTGCAGCAGATTCACCACGACAGACAACAAATCTGGTGTTCATTAGACGCCATTCAGGGCAAAGAAACGATAAACATAGAGTGCCTTTTCAAGACGCTCCACCGACAGTTTAGACTCCTTAGTCGGCATTGCAGGAGTGTACCGGGTCCAGAATCGAGGATTGTTCGGCTCAATCCAGAATCCCCTGTGACCTTTTGCGTAGGCACCATGACGCTTACCCAGGATGCGGCCGTAGTTAGTGTCGAAGATCTTGACAAGCTTCACACTGCCATCAGAGGCCACAGCCAGCACCTTCATGATGCTTGCGCCATTTGCTACATCACGGGCGTATCCACCTTGAACAAACTTATCTGTCTTGACGAAGGCCGGCTTCATCGGATAGGACAGAGAGATGTCGCCATTGATGTGTCGAATTTTATTTGCAAAAGTCATATCAGCAGAATGCGTAGTCACTAAACAGGATTTGGTTCACATCAAGACTTCCACGATCTGGAAGCAGGTCAGCAGCATCATTTTCAGTGAGGATGCTAAGTAGCGGGTCATGAGCATAAAACTTGACGAACTGTTCACGGACCAGCATGAATAGATCGCCCATATTACCTGCATGACAACCAAAGGAATCATGTACCACAGAAATAGGATAACTGGCAGCTGCCACAACCATCCCGAGGTGTCCCGCATCGAAACTGTGGACAACATTTGGGGCTGTTCCGGTCCTCTGACCCTCTTTGTCGAGCCTACTATCGTCCCAACTTTCAAGCTGGACTTTGAGCTCATCATCGCCATATGTCAGCTTCGCTCGTTTAATGGTGGGTTCACGATAACTCTGAACGACCGGGAACCCTGTGACTGGCACGGTCCAGCATAGATCCTCAGCTTTCTCGTTACAACGATCGGCGAGTTCCTGGAAGAGCCTGAGCATTCGCGCCGGTCCTGGAAGTCTGCGATAGCATGTAGCAAATACAAGATTGCCGAGTAGAGCGCCCCACAAATGCTCTTTATCCCGGAGATACTCAGACATATCACGAGTGTCATCAATGATTTGCTGTCCCATCCCATATGCTGTTCCTCCATATCCCAACGTCATCACATTTCGTTTAACTACTTTTCGCTGGTCTTTTGGATTGTTAATTGCAAGCCAGTATACGGGGAATAGACGAGCTCGCAGATCACGGTTTGCATTTCTCCACTCTTTAGCTTCTCCCCAAGCTCGGACCTTTGCTTCCGAGTTAGGTGGGGCATTGTTATACGCACTCTGGAGTTCTCTAGCTCTAGCAAATACTCCCTCAAAGGCATCTTTATCTTTCTGTGTCAATCGATCAGCCATTGTGGCCAATTCTTCCCACACAAACCCTGCGATGTACTTGTACACATCTCCAGGAAGCGCCTGATGTACTAGGTTCACCAATGGGGCAACAATCTCGTCCCTGGATAGGGCACTAAGGTGCTGCACGCCATTGTTAGACCCATCGATGTACAGGGGTAGGGCGCTGGGGAAGTCAGCCAGGTCGTGGCCCGCCTTGATCCACTTATCTAGTTTCGAGAGCTCGAAGCAACACGCCAGAAAACCAAAAGGTTTATCAGCAGCCATCCACCCACGATTGACAAAAGGATCACGTGCGTATCCAAGAAATCGATCAAAATTGTCTTCAACGAACTTACTTCGATCATTGAGGCTCACCTTATCATTACCAAAGCTGTTGCTTGTATGAACCTTCAGCCAATGATATCCATCACGTCCCAACTTGACAGGGTCAGCAAATACCAGGAGACCCTTAGCATTATCGCTGGATTGCTCATGCAAGTATGCAGTATTGACATAAATGCGGCCTCTGAAATCGTAATTGTAAGTGTGATAGAAAGGCTCGTTAAGATTAGCCAGTGCAATTTGCTCAATTGCGTCCACCTCCATTACAAGTGATTTCTTTTTCTTAGGATCAATCTCACTGGAGAACTTGAAGGGGCTCTCAGCTTCTTTCCCAAGTCTCATTGCCTGCTGAAACACAGCAAACACTTCCCGATTCACCCTCCAGCCTTGCTGCTGAAGTTTGTTCAGATTCGTATAGATGACCGACTGTGGATCATCTGGGAGCCTCGGAATAACCTTGGGGTGCATCTTCTTGACGATCGTCATACCGTTCTCATTGGTGTGACCAACCCAATCAGGTGCCGGGCTCTTAAGCGGATACATATCCACTTTAGTTTTGTCGATTAGAGTCCAGAGATGCTTGATAGCTTCCCAATCGACAGGAGACAAATGATACGCCTGGTGCTTGGACTTAACACCATTCTTATATGTGAACTTCAAATAGTACTTGATGATCCCACATTCAATATAGCTGATGGTAACAAACCAACCAGCGTGGGCATCAAGAACAACATCATTTGGCAGTCGAAGTTTCTGCCTGATTCGCCGACCAATGCCGGTTACAACTTCAACCAGAGTTGCCTTACGCTCAAGCCCCTTAAGGATATAAGTGTAGGCGATCTGGATTAGATCATTAGGATCGAGCTCCTTCAAATAGAAGATGTATCGATTTCGATCTCCCCTCAGAGCTTCCTGCCTCTTACTGATATCGCCAATCAAGCGATCCAGAATGTTTTGCACTGGAGCCACTGAGTTGTTGTTTGAGTTTTGTGGCGAGACTTCTACCAATTGCGATACCTACAATAAGAACGATTAACTTCAACACGAACACGAAATACTCCCGGCTTGCATCACACAATAGTGGATGCTATAGTTATAATTATAGCCGCTACAACTTTTACTGGCAACGGTAATGGAGTCAGTATCAGGATAAGAATGAAGTAGATCACAAGCTCAAATAGGGCTACTATTAGAGTGAT